CCTTCTGTATCACCTCGTTCATTCTGTGTTTCTGAGTTTATAATATCTGACTTAGTTTTACTAACTTTGGAAGTTAGAGCTAAATCAGCTTTGTAAAACTCAGACCACAATGGTTTAGTAACTTCTTGTCAATACTTATAAATTGTCAAGAAATCTCTAAAAGGTCTCTCCTCACTTCTAGTCTCCTCCCAAAATTCTTCTGGTATCCGAGCCTTTAGATCATCTAAGGCAAAGTGATACTTTACATTAACCTCCAATTGATGAGAAAGAGATGCTGAGGGAAATCCAAAGACTTCACCTCCAATCTCTTCCAGAGACAATTGGAATTCCTCAAGTACATCTTCCACATCTACACCGACCTTGAAAGCTTTAAGCTCCTCAAGACGGAAGGTTTGACTCCGATTCCCCAAATCGTTAGCATTCATAAGAATGTCTAAATCGATATCTTCAGATGTAACATCTGGAGAAAGGATTGCGTTCCAGGGTAAATTAGCCCTGTAAACACGATCCATTCGGGAAGTAAGAGCAACCACTGGAATAGGAAAATTTTTATCTAACTGTTTATCCAAATTCTTAATGGAATCGGTATAAAGTTTAAAAGATTTAAAAATAGAGATGTTCTTAGCGACATGAAGTCGTTGAACAATCTTTATCATCTCTCGCAAGGCTTGAGTGGAAGGTTTAAAACTTTCACTTCAGGACTTTTGAAAGAGTCAATCTTTATAATTCCCCTTACCCAAAGGACTATCAGGATGATTTAATCAAACTAATAGAACTCTAAGGCGAGTAGGAAGTTTAAAAAGTAAGGTTGAAATGACCCTACTTTTCACTTTATACCCATACCCCAAAAAGGATAAGATAGCATTTAAAGATAAGTCGTACTTTCGGACAAACTCAACTACTAAAGAGGTAGATGTTAAAGTGGCTATACTCTCCTTAAAGGGGAGCATATTAGCTGTAGTCGAATCAACGAAAAATTTTTTCGCAAACTCGATAACGAATTTATTCTTAGAAAGAATAGATTTAGCTAAACCAGCTTTAACACCTAACTTCTTTAGTAAAGAAAGGTAATGTAAATTCTCCCTTCCACCTTTGATAACACCATCATCACCTAGTACAGCATAAGAGTTATATCAATCCTTACCCCCCGCCTTATAAGATGCATACTGCATCATAGCGTGATGGGTAAGGGCTAACATAGCTCATGAAGATAAAGCTCCCATAGGTTGACCAACTGAGTAATGAACAAATTCTGGTGTATAACCAGGTACCTTATAAGGGTACATATTCATTAATTTCTTAGGTAAACCTAATTTTATCGGGATCTTGTACTCACGGTTCACCAAGATATCACGCCAAGCCTCAGCAAATTGTTGAGAATCTGGAACGATATCTTTAAG